ATACCCTGCAAAGCCGGATAACTTAACAAATTCAGGGTCGTCGCTTAAAAGATCGGCCTTAATCAACTCGCCAATACCTTTACTCATTTTATCCAAAGCTTCTTCATCAAAATGTTGGTAAAAAGGATTCGTACCGGTCAAGGGAGGGATATTTATATACTTATCATAATCCTCCATTATCTTTCGATCTCTTGGGCTCCATCCTTCATACGCTTTTTTCTTTACCGCTGCGTGATAAGCAAACTGACCTTTCACGTCCCCAAGACTAGATTTTACTACATCCTTAGACCCCTCCTTTAATGTTATCCCTGCACCGCTTGGGCCTCTGGTGAGCTTAGAGACTGCATGGCCGTATCTGGAAGAAACATCATAAGTGCTTGGCGTTCCAGGATGATCTTCTGTAGCCTCTGGAAACTTTGGGCTAGGGGTTATAGTAGGCAACGGCCTTTCAAAGTGACGCTTGTCGCCAGAGATTTCCTGCTTTTGTTTCTCGTCCCATTTGGATTTATATTTCTTAGAAAAAGCTTCAGCTTCTTTTGAGGTATCAAACATTATAAAGTTGTTATTTTCAACGGCAAATTTAAACGCGTCTCTCGGCTTTTTCTTTACTAACTCACCATCATCCATAACGATAAGAGGAAAGACAGGATATTTCCCATATATAGGCTCATCAGAATATGCCATCAAATGAGTGGCTTCTTTTCCTTCTCCGAGATCTAATACCGGATAATCATGATAATTAACAACCCTATCAACAAATGGCTTGTCTTTGTTTTTATCTAAAACGGCATTCACCCATTCATTTTCCGAAAAACCCATCTTAGTTAATCCAAAACCCTGTGCTGTTTTAGGCAGTTCTCCGAACCCGGAGTCAGGAGCGTAGACCTGGCTTAAATCCATACCATCCACCGGCGACTCATGAAAATATTCGCTTAAAAGAGCGTCTGGACTAATATGCCCGTCGTCACGATAGGTAGGAGTTTGCTGTTGGTCAACAGGATCTTTATATGTGCGTGCTTGAGGATCCTGTTCATACGGATCAAAAACGCCTTCCGAACCGCCGAACGTTTCGTTATATAAATCATCTACATAAGAATAAGGATCAGGATCAGACATAAGTTACCCCTTTAAAGCATTAGTCCAAATAATCTTCTTGTTTTACTGGTACAAATCCATATTCTTTTTGAAACCTATCGTTCCAGCGGTTTAGGGCTTCCGGAGGAACAACACCATCGGCATTTTTCAATTTTTCAGTCGCAGCCCAGTATAATTTTTCATTTCTTAGAACCCAGTTTTGAGACACAGTAACAAGCTCTGAAGGAGAGTATTTTGGAGATCCGTCGTCGTTCTTTTGTTTTCTCTTCTGGTTATAAATCTGTACCTCGGCCCTGGATCTAACCTTTGCAGCTTCACCGGCGGCTACTGAAGAACCAAACGGACCAGTTTGCTGATGTGCCTTTTTCATATTACTGATAGAGCTACGATAATCTGATTCGCTGTATTTTTCGCCGGCTTTCTTTTTGTCCGCTGTTTTTTCGGCTTTTATAATCGGAGCTAAATTTCTTCTCTTTGCCAGATCAGGAAAGGCCTTTGCAAGCCCGGACGTTGACGGATTTTGCTTCTGGATAATACCGATGTCTTCTTTGCGTTTTTTAGCCTGTTTCTTTTGATCTTCTTCGATTTCCCTAGCTTCTGCCATCACAACTTTTTGGGCATTGTTAAGAATACCGGTGTGTTTCTTTTTTAGATTTGAATACAGCTGGCCTCGAGCCTTGCGGTAGTGAGCAAGCTGGCCCTCGTCCATCTGATTTTCGCCAAGATCCGCACCGAATAAATGAGCGGATAACCCCGGAGCTGCTTGGCCGAATTCTTGCTGAGCTTCAAAATCCACGTTATAATCCCGAGGATCACGACCAAGGTTCTTAACGGCCATGTCATACGGGTTAGTGGATGTCGGCTGTGGCTGTTGTTGCCGTGGCTGCTGTTGGACTCCTGGCTGTCCGTTCTGCTGCGGTGGCTGTGATGGCTGAGTCTGTCCGCCGCGACCGAACTCTTTATAAACCTCGTTCAAAGGCGGGTTGTTCGGATCGTGCTGTCTGGAAGGACCTTGCCCCTGACTCGGACGGTCAGAAAACCCTCTGTATGGTTGCCCTGTTTCAGGGTTCATGCCTTGCTCCCATTCATAATATCCTTGCTGGGCCATAATGGCCTCCTTTTTTTTAAGCGTATTTATCCTTGTCTAAAGCGGTCATAAGCTGATTTTTGTCTCATATAATCGCCGCTTTCAAAATTATACATATCCCTAAGCCGGGTCATATTTTGATTAGCGTTTGCCGTTACCTCGTTGATATGGCTCTGATAATTAGCTGCTGCTTCTTGTTTTTGATCACCAAACTCTCTCTCATACAGATCAGAACCTGACTTAATCGCTCCTGATTGTATTTGAGCAAGCGATCCACCGTAACTCGATAAAGCGTTTCTGATGAACTGATCTCGCTGTCCTGCAGGAAGCTTACCGGCTTCCATCATAATCCGGCGCATCACATCGTTTCTGAGCTGGCCGCGACTCGCGGCGCCAGCCTGTTCTGTAAGAAATTCCTGGCGGTCTTTATCACGATCAGGCAGGTTAAATTCATCGAATTTAATCTGAGGAAGCTCACCGTATGTAGGACGCTCGGCGTTCATCATATCATCAATCCATTCTTGTCGCTCGGGCGTGCTGCCGGTGTATCCGCCACCATACGACTGAGCAACGTTATAGCCAGCGCTGGACCTACCTCCTCCGCCACTCATATTAACCGGTTGCCGGGAACCTCCGCTACCGCCGTCTCCGCCAGAGGTTGTTCCACCGTAAGGAGAAATACCTGCGTATGCGTCGGATCCGGCATCGTCAGCGCTTGCCCACCTAGGATATACAGACGCAAGACCCGTTTCATCGTACTGCGGACCATAAGTTTTTTCCAGTTCTCGATCGACCAGCCAATTTCTTCCGGCTATATCAGACGGTGCCTCACCGACCGCCCAGGTTTTACCTCGGCTACTCATTGGAGTCATAGACTGAGATGAATCGGTTCTTAGGTTGGATGCGTTCCAATCACTTTGGCTTAACATTTCTTACCTCCTTTATAATACCGTACATTGCATAAGACGCTTCTATTGTTTCTGTATTTAATTTCTCGTATCCGCAAAGACCGTCTGGATTATCGGATTCAAACCCTGCCGGACAAAACCATCGGGTCTTATAATTATTATCGTTATCGGGATCAACATGCGAGATAGCTAGAGTTGTACCACACTCAGGACATTTTGGGGAGTTCTTTTGAATGAGCTCTGTTAATTCTTTTTGCTCGTCAGCAACAGCCTTAATCGATATTTTCCTCTCGATCTGAGCAAACTCTATATAATCAAGAATATCGTCCATAGAAAGTTTTATCTTTTTAGCTTCTTTTAAAAAAGCCCCGATTGATTGCAGCTGACCAAAGCCCATAGGTCCTGCAGCGGCTAATACTTTTTCTTTTGTTTTTTCGTTCATTAGCATTGCCATTGCTCCGTTTTTAAACGACAACAGCCATATATTACCTTCCAGGAGTGTGTCGGAACGGTACCGTCAGGAAACTGCGCAAGGAAAGCCGCTTTTAAAGCAGCCGTGTACATGTTTGTGCAGGGCCAGTACATCACATCGGGAACGCTAATAATCTTGTTAGCCATAAGCCAGACATAATAGGGGTATTGAGGTGAGTCCGGGTCCTGCCCACACATTTCGTCAATATACCCATGACCTCCGACATAATCACCCCAGTATCTGTGGTTTCCAGAATATACCCAGCCGCTATTAGCACCCCAACAGAGATAGCATCCGATACTGCTGGCCGATTGGCCTTCATCTGAAATCTCAACCCACTGCCCAGAAGTACACTTAATATAACCCTCTACCACATTGCCACACCGGTCAGTAACAGTTACAGTCGCTGAGCCACACGCCACACCATTGGTAACAACGACATTGCTCTTGCCCGTGGTTTTTTCTACAGAAAGAGAAAAACCCGTACCAGTAATGGACCACGTAAACGGAGCGAGACCATAATTACCAAAATAATCGTCAGCTTTTAATTCAACGATACCTGAATCGTTTCTGCCGATCGTTTCAATACTGCCGGTGCCCCACTCTGGAAGTTCGTAATCATCATCTACGCAACAGTCCGAACATTCACCGATAACGGACTCTCCTAGGCCAGGATACGTGCCGTAAACAGGCACTCCGTTACATGAAGATTTAAGAGTTATAACTATACCAGGAGAAAATGTATCAGGATCAGCAGAACTGATACAAATGGTACCACCCTCCCCGAAGCTTAATGAGTAATATTCTGGATAGTCGGAAAACCAATGAAAAGCAACACCGACTATAGGGTAGCTGCACGGGACATCCCAACACAACGTTTCTCCAGGACAATAGCACATATCGCTCGTATCGCACCAGAAATAATGATTACAAGGATTACTGGATTCTCCAAGATCCGGAAGAGGGTACCCCATCCACGGATAATCAAAACCAGGATAATAAAAAGATATATCTCCGCCTGGATCCCACCAGTACTCCATTTCTTGATATTCCGGCCATAGATACGGTTTTTTAAACTCAGAATGCCTGGTGATGACCTTTAATGCCACGCCGTAATCCGTATACAGCTTTTGCTGCTCAGCGTATGGCTTATTAGAAACGTAAGGTCTATATCCGAATTCCTGGGTCAATTACATACCCCTTTCGCCGTATCCGTCAATGTCAAGCATGAGCGCTTCAAGCGCAAACGTTTCATCTGCTTTGTTATGACCTATTTTTAAAGATATATGAGTGCTCTTCATAGCCTTAAAATTAAGGCGCTCTCTTTTAATAAGATAATCTTCTTTTTTCTCAGGATATTCCATATCAAGCGTTTGAACATAATCAGAGTCCGTAACTCCGTTTAAATACGGTGTGAGCGTTATATCACCGTCCTCTTGAGCTCTGACTCTCAGCCATGCAGCATTTAGCTGGATCGGAATACCGCCGGCCTGGAGTTCGATCGTAATATAAGCATCAATGGCAGTTCCTTCATCGTCATCATCATCATTAAGAATATAAACATAACCGTCTGCCGCACCGCCGCCTATCGGGACTATAATTGATGTCCCGCTTTCTGCTTCTACTTCAGCAATACACGAAAGAGCCGGCGTTAATGCATCAAAAGACCAAACATTATCGACCAGATCATATACGGGAAATATATTCGGAACGGTTGCTGTGGATCCGGATACAAGACCTAATCTTAAACAATGATACGAGGAATCGTATGCAAGCCACATCTGGTCTTCATAGCCTCTTCGCACGCACTCGGATTTTGTCGGATCAAAATAATTTTGAATATCGTCTGAAATACCCGTTACGGTAGTTCCGGAAGATGCAAACACACCATACCGGGACAAGAAAAAAGCGATTGTCTGAACGTTCGCCTGAGTAGATGTAGTAAAATTAGACCCGTCTATAACAACAGCGCATTTAGCGTTCATAATACCTGTTTTTGTAGACAGTACCAGCTTACCGAACGTTGTTGGATTGTACCCCTGAAAAAGAGTTAAACACCCGCCTTCATCTCCTTTTTCTTGTTGCCACACCATTAATTCGTTATGAAATTTCCTCATGCATAAAACACGATTTGAGCGACCATCGCCAGCTTCAAGTGTTGTAGAGTCTATCCCGCTTAATACTTGTGGCGATCCTGCACCGGACACATAAAGTATATTATCGTTATATCCGTAAATACCCCGGTCTTTCCATACCGTGCTGCACACGCCGACAGTTCCGATATCCGTTATATCGAAATACGGCATGGTTTTCATGGTAACGGTTATATCTTCTCCAAGCGTTGTATCCACTGTGAAGTAAAACCAATGAGCGAAATAAGGCAGATCGTTAAATTGAGTTTGTTCTGCCGTGGTTTTTAAATCCCATGTAATCCAACCGGACTTTGTAAAGCCGTCTGTTCCGTCAACAATATTGGATACAGATTCAAAAGCGACACCGGTCCATGTCCTGATATCATCAACAGTGGCTGTTTCTACCGTATTCGGCGTGGCGCCAACGTCAACGTAAACACCGATAATATTATCAAAACTGGAAAAATAGCCTTTATCATTTGCGGTCATTTCTGAAAGGGTGATCAATGCCGCTGAATAATTCTTATAAGTGCCTCCGGTAGCCGAGTAAACATATTTTTGGCATTCTATGATATCCACAGCTATGCCATCCCAAAGATTTGCTATGTCCTGAAAATCAGCCTCATACGTTACAGAACTTATTTCAACAGAGGATCCAAGATCAGGATCACCTGACTTTATATAAAGCTGGTACCACCACCCGTTTTCTCCGAACAAATAACGAGGCTTCTCATCAGATGGAGACGCCCATGTCATAGCACCTGAAGCGGCAAGCGTCACGCCCGCTGCCGCAGTACCATCCGTTATAGCTACATTTGTCCATGCACCGTTATTATAATTTAACTCGAATATGGTTGTTGCATCATTGGCAGATTTCACGACAAAATTAAAAGCGTCCGCTCGAACGGCCGTTTTAATAAATATACAGTCATAATCATTGGCGAGATCAGCTAAAGCAGATAGTGTTGCGTATGTGGTTGTTAGACCATCAACGAGGTTCTTTGTTGCGTCTTCTCCCTTTGTCGGGATTTTAGGAATAGCCTCTGTAGCCTTAACGATCATAACCTTGTCTACATATTCTGACTCGCCAGGGTAAATCTGATGCTGATCTGCAGCGTTAGAAAATATCAGTTTATCTCGGATAACGCTCCATGAAGCAGGGGAACCACCGGTGGTTCCGGCAAAAATGCTACTTCCGAATGTTGCTGGGCTTACAGCCGGTGGAGCGGTGGTGGCTTCTAAAACATCACCATCGTTCATTTGAGCAAATACATGCCGCTCAACTTTTTTACCCTTACTAAACTGATAAAGCGTCATAGCCTGATTGGTACCGTCAGCAGTCACATGCTGCCTTGTCTGCCCCAGACGAGGTTTAAAACCCGGATGCGTTGGCCTCATATTCTGAATCATAGAAAAAGAGCCCATGGGAAGAAGAGTTTTGTTTTTGGACGTTACCACTCCTCCGCGTAAACCATCTTTTAATATAGGCTGCTTAACCGAAAACCTGGCCTCGTTACCGCCTGTTTTTGGACCCGGACGACTTTTATTAGATCCTGACCCTAAAGCCCCTCTCATATCAGCCATTTATCGATTCCTTCTGCTTTGTTTTAAAACCCTTTGTGCGATTTCCTGCTTGGTTTTGTTAACTTCCATGGCAAATAAACCGCCGATTTCGTCAGCGCCTGCATAATCCTTTACGGGCACCTTAAAAAGACTCGCCGCTCCGTAACAGATTCCTTTACATACTCGGGGAGAAAACCGCCAGAAGGCGTAATCCGAATATACAGGAGAAGGCATACACACATACGGTAGAGTGAACGTATCACCTGCATTTTCGATCGGAGCGTCAAAAACAAGCTGAGACTCTGAGGACGGCTGAATAACGTAGTTATCGTTTTCAGCAAAATTGTTTTCACAATCAGACTCTCCAAACAAGGCAGCTTCAAGATGAGTGGCATCTGTTACGGTCAGGACATACCCGGACGAGCCATTTTCGCCATCGTCCTTATTGTGAATGATATCTCGCTCATAAACTTTGTCTGTGGTAAGAAAAAGCTTAGTGGAGTCTGTAAGCGTGGCCTGGCCACCCGATCCTTCGTCAGCGGTCGTTATTGTGCTTTCAATTAATGTTTCTTTGGTAGGCTTATCTATAATAGAAAAACTGCCAGGGGTGGATTTTGAATCTGTCTGGTTAGCCATGAAAATATTAGCATATTCAACCATGACAGGATAGGTCGTCTGCTCTTCCGTTGCATTGTAATAACGACCGAACCATCTACCGTTAACCGTTTTCATGTACGGCCGGATAAAGTCCGGAGGGATATCATATTCCTGGGTATCTTCCAGCGTGGTTATTGCCAGGTTTTTATGAAGTATCCCGGTCTCTCTTAGAAAAATAGAGGCGGCAAGATCAAGATTTTCGTATAAACGAAGATAAGACGCGTATGCGTTTGTTACCCTTAACTCATCGGCATAGTCAAGGGTGAGACTAATCAGTTTTTTGCCATCCATTATTACCTCACTCGCTATTTACATAGCCAGCAAGAACCCACGAACGTAGAAAAATAACACAACGGCAAAAACAATCGCCGGAGTTATCCAGTTTCTGAGAAAAACTCTAAATCCTCCCCAATAGAATCAGACATATCATATCCGCACCTCGGACATATATTCACGTTTGGGCTTAACTGGAAATCTTCAACAATAACGGCATCACAATTCGGACATACGCGGACGCCTCCATCGTTACTTGCCATTTAAAATTCCTTATCTTTAACATCTTTCGATTCGGATCCAGCATCTCCCTGAACCGAGCCTTGAGATGGTACGTTTTTGGAGTTCTCGCTTGTTTCTGTTTTTTGTTCTACAACTTCGGCCTCTGGCGGTTTTTTGGATTGATCGAGTTTTTCGTAAATCCAGTCGTTAAAAGACAAAGAGTTTGCCTGACCCCACCAGTCCGGCCGTTCCTTAAAAAATTCTGTCCAAGGGCATGGCTCTACGTTTTCAGGTCTTTTTTCATCCGCCGCATAGCGAGCATATAAGATATTATCGAGATCAGCACTGTCGGGCGATTCTTCTTCGCTGAAATCACCGGCAAGAACCCTGCTTTTTTCTTCTTCTTTTGCATAAAAATCTTCTGACAGTTTCTTGCCTAAACGTCTCCACCAGCTTTTAGCGGCTTCTCTGTGAACTCCTTCTGGTATAACATCTAATTCACCCATTCCTTTAACCGGGTTTCCGTTCTTATACCCGTATAATCCGCCCATATGCAAAAATATATGACGACCTGACGATTCACTCCAAGACCTTAAGACTTCAACAGTTACCAGTTGTTCCTTACCGTTAATCATCTTTTTTACTTTTAATTCCTGAGTCATGCTGTTCCCTTTCGGCGTTATCCCGGCAAAAGCCAGGGGCCTGATTGTTGACTGCCGGGCCGGCTAAAAATGCCGGCACGGCCCGTTAGTCAATATTCTTTTTTTTATGCTCCAAACAAAACCATCTTAAAAGATACGGCTGTAGGAGTAATTCCGGAAGTTGCGTTTGTTCCGGAAATTGCGATTTTAATTTTATGATTAGTGGAATCATACCGGTGGAAATAAGTAGCAACTCCGTTATAGGGATCCTCAATAATCCCCATTTGTATTTGTTTCTTAAAACCAAATACACTCTTATCGGGGAGAGGTACACCTCCGGTAGGATATGTCAACGAGCCGTCACCAAAAGTAACAGTCGCCATTACTATCTTCTTCGGCCCTGATGGCACAAGATCATTATCAGCCTGTGACGCAGTAACCGTAACATCGGTGGATGCTAAAGCGGTCATGATTAGTTCTCCTTAAGTATTAAGTAAGTGGGATGCTATATAAGCACCCCACGGTTAAATTACTCTTTACGCAGTTGCGACCATATCAGATTGATTGGCAATCGTTTCTGGCCAATACTTAACCAATAGATGCGGATAGAAATGCCCGGCCGCTCCCGTGCCAGCAGCAGCGACAGTCATATCGACTATTACCTGATCGCCGGCGTTCAGAATCCCGGCTGTTTCTCCAACAGCCACAAGGTCGTACATAAGTTTACCAGCGACTGCCGTTCCAACGGTGAGTGCCGCGATCGTACCTGTGGTCATTGATGCGTCGGATCCTGCTGTCGGTCGAAAATTAAAATTGACAGTAGGGGTACTGGTGGTTCCTGCACACGTTTCCGTAACAACGATACCCGCCATATACACCTGGCATTTAAAAGGGATGTTAAAAACAGCTATATCCCCTGTAGATGCAGAGCAGTCAACACCGAGAGCATCGGCATAATCCAGCGGGAGAAAAGCTTGGATTGGTATTACAACATTTGATAACATGGCTTAAAGCCCTCCTTTATAGTTATAACTTAACCGAACAAGCAGGTTAAGAAGATGAAACTCGAACGATCTTTGCTTCAAGATCGGTCGCAGTATTCCATGTGGTAGCGAATGAGACGATCCCGTACCAAATAACAGCCTTTACTCGTCCGAAATCTCCGGAGAAGTTTGGATCTGCTCTAAGATGCGGAAAATCAACCTCGATTCTCGTTACCGCTTCATCACCGAATACAACACCCTCGCCGAGGACAGACCCATCTCCAACGCCGTTTGAAAGAGCGCTTTCATGGGTAACTTCAAGTAAACGGACGGATTCGCATTGCCCGATCTCAGAATTGTATATAAGATCACCCTTCCTCAGATACATGTTCCAAGCTTCAATTACTCGATCATCCTTTAACCCTCTAAGACCCTTTGTTGCAAACGCACCGATATAATGATTCCCGGTGTAGAAAGGAACGTGCAGGTCGTTAGTCATATAATCTCGAATGGTTCCGAGATGGGCTTTTGTGAGGTTAAACGTTGCTTGGGTACTTGCGGTACCGTCCGTGTCCCACGTTCCACCGGTCAACGAGGTAGGAATAAAAATAACCTTTGCCTCATTAAACGCGGTCGCTGCTGCCGTGTCCATAACCTTGCCCATCTGACGAGCGAGGGTTTTTTGAGCCCCTTGCTTTGGATCGAACATGGAAAGTTCCTGAGCAAGGTTAGTGTATTCAATGCCACGGCCCCATTCATAAATAGTAATAGCCCGGGTGCCCATTTCTAACTTATCGATCGGAACGCGGGTTCTCTCTTCCAATTTAGCGCTTGTTGGCTCTGATGTTTCTTTGTAATGAAAAATATTTACCGTTTCACCCATTCTTTTTCCGTACCCTGGGAGCTTATCGGTAAATGGCACAAAGATGAACTTTTCAGCCGCCAATTCAAGTAACTTTGCCGAAATGTGATGGTTCTTATAAACGCCATCTGTGGCGTCATAGGTCCAAGTATATACCTGGCTCATAGTTCATTCTCCTTATCAATAGCTGTTCGGAGCTAAATCCTTCGCTTTTCCGCAGCAGAGTTTATAGCACCTTCCAGCGTCAACGGCTGATCTGCCCCTGCCGCTGATCCGGGAAGAACACGATTTCCCTTTCCAAGAGGTGCTTTGCTGTCATGGATAATCTCAGTTTTTTTCTCCGCATTGTATTTTAGTGTTTGATCTATCGCCCAAACAGTCTGATCCTGAACTGTAATTGGAACTTTATTTTCATCAACCATCGGAGCTTGAGCGATAAAGTGCATTAACACCGGATCGTTTTTTGTTAAACCCGGAGTATCTGCTGCATTTAATCTGGATTCGAGATAGTCTGCTCTTGTTTGATCCACGGCCCATTTCACTTGAGCATCAAAATCAAGTGGATTCCCCTGAGAATCTGATACGGGCGCTTTTTGAGCATATGAAACATAAACTTCATCATCAGGATTTACACCTAAAGATGATGCAACGCTGTTCGCGTACTTCAATGCATCACCGCTGGCGGGCTGATCATCGATCGTTGATGTGTCTTGTGATTGCGTTATCGGGCCTGCGGTTGTCGCCGGCTGTGAAGTTGGTATGTCACTTTCTTCTGGCGGCGCAGATCCGGGCTCTGGCACATACTTAAACCCTCTCAAATCAACGGCAACATCAGATTGCAAACTAGCTACATTCTTATGATAGTCATCGCTGTCTGGATCGAGATCTTCCATATCCTTGATTAGTTTTTCATTACGCTCTGTTGCGAATTGTTTAAAAGCATCATTCTCTTTTACCTCCTGTTCAGCCTCTAGCGCTTCACGTTTTTCTTTCGAACGCAAAGACTCTGTTTCTTGCTCAAGAGTGGCATACTTACTTTCCAGCTCTGTAACGTACCGACGCTGGTTAAGATACCCCTTCTCGGCGGCAGGATGGTTTTTAAACCTAAAGTGTCCCGGAACATCATCTAACGTACCGGCGGTTGCCCCGGTTACTATCGGTTCTGGTGCTGCTGTCGGGTCCACAACAACATCGGGAGCAGGCTGCCCTATTGGAGATGGTCCAACTACGTTTGCTCCATCTTCGGAGGGTAGTTCGAACATATCCAGGCCCTTCACGATCAACGCTTCAGAATCCAACGATTCTTGACCTGCTGTTGCCCCTTCGTCTTGAGGACTAAAATATTTTGGTGACATTTGCTTTTCCCTTTCGCGTTATCCCCGTTTACGGGGGGCTACTTTGGAGTATAATTTCGGAGCCTGCTGTTTTTTAGACGTTCTCCACCCGGAGAAACAAACCCCAACTCTAATCTTTTGGCCGAAAAACTCACAATTCATATTTTTTTATTTGATCTTTCATTTTACGATATATCTTTTATTTTTAACCTGGAGCCTTTGGACTCCCGGATTCGCAGTCCGGTACCTTTTTTCGAAGTTGCCCATTAGACTCCAGGGGCCTTGCCGGGCTCAAAATATCTACTAGCCAATTCTTCGGCTGCTTTTTTCCCATCAACTTCTGTTGCTCCAACCCTGTTAAGCATGTCATTAAAAGCCTTTGCCTCCGGATCGTTTTGTATTAATACATTTATCCGAGCCGTAAGACTCTTCTTAATCATAGAAATTAAAATTGCCCCGGCCTCTGTTTTAGACAAAGACGACAGCTTGGCTTTTTGCTCTAACTTCGATTTTGCCGCGTTATCCCTTTCAGCATCAACCGAAGCGATCGGCCTGTTTGTTTGAATATCTGTATGTGCTCCTTTATCCATAATATACCCTTAATTGTCCTGTTCAGCCGCTGCTGCTCTTTCTGCGGCCCTTTTTTCCAGATCGGCAGTATACTCCCCCTCTAACTGTTCCAACATTCTTCGTCCTGCCGGACGGAGCCCCCATTTTCGCCGGGGATCATTTGGCGCATAAGGCTTAATCTTTTTTGGTGCTGCTGGTTTTACTGCTGCCATTTTATCTTCCTCCCGTATTGTCAGGTTTATTTGCTTCTGTTGCCATTTTCTTTATTTCAGCTGCAACCTTTTTAGCCTCGAGTAAAAATTCTTTTTCAGCGAGTACAAGCTCTTCTCTTTGAGTAGCTATACTCTCTAAGACTTTTTGAGTTTTAGCTTGGACAGCTTCAACATCAGCATCCTGTTTTGAAGCTTCCAATTGAGTAAACGTAGCTTTTATGTGCTCGCCTTTTTTCATCGCTTCATTTTCTGCCTGTCCGATTTGCTGAGCGGTTTCTTCATCCACGAATACACCTTCATCTTCCAGCTGTATTCTGGATTCGAGTGCTTTAAGGGTTTTATACGGATCAACATATGGAGCAAAACGAGGGGTGCTCGCAAGCGGGATGACAACTTCTTTTAAGTGAGAAAGAGTTTCCTGCTCTCTCATCAATGCCTGCATGCCGGATACATGAAAACTTCCTGACGGTTCTGGAAGATTTGTAATCGTTTTTCCGGGCTCTTCGCTCCCGGGTATAATTCCTAGAGTTTTAAGGGCTTCAGGACCGAGAATTCTTTCATAATCACTAAAACCTGCGTATGTCTGCATAGCGTCTCTGGCAGCGACTAATGCCCATTTTGCGCCGGCCTCGATATTAGAGCCCATCAGGCTGAACACGCCTAAAGACTGGTTTAGATTCTGTGCGCTTTCTCTGAACGTCATATCCTGTCTATACCCTGGTAATCCCTGGACAGAATCATTAACAAATGATCCTCTTTGAAAATTCTGATCATAATACTGCAAATTAGATAAAATAGAGTTTGATACGTCTCTTCGATCAACAGTTCTTACAGCTGCGTTTCCATGAACAGATGCATTAGCAAGATATTCCTTTCCGGGCCACATCTGAACATCTGTTGGATCTACAAGCTGATCAACAACGATTTCAGACGGTGGGTTTACAACCCATTTATAATTATCTTCGTGGAGACACATAAGCTGATTCATAGCCAGCCATAAAGATTGGACGGACTTCAATAAGCCTCTACCTCCAAACGTTAAAAGATCCGGAAGAACAGAAAAACTAATGCCGGGCCATCTTAAAGTAGAATACGGAGAGTTGGTGGGTTTTTCTATTACGCGATGACCGGCAACCGTATAAGTGCCTTTTTCCAGCAGCATCTCGCCGTTCGGGCTTAATACCGATCCCCAAAACTCACCGGTCAATACCATAGTCCTGAACTCTGATCGCTGAATAAGCTGGTCTTTTCTTATTGCGCATGCCTCTTTGGTCATAAGATCATCGTTTACAGATGAATCACCGGCTTCCGTGGCTTTCGCTCTTTCAACGTCAAAATATTTCCCACCTTTTTGGCCTGCTTGCAAAACGAAATAATCCATCCATTCTTCATGGATCCAAAACAAACCGGATTGAGGATCTCTTGAAAGAGCGTCCGGATCTCTATGGATTTTCCATGGCTCGATTAAATCAAACCGCAGACCGACACCTGGAGTGTATTGAGGTATCATCTCCATAGAATCACCAATCGCAAGACCCATGGTAGTGGCGTCACCGAACCGAGTTACAAAATCAGCGTTCTGATCGTTAAGCTCAATCGTCATTGCATCCTGCCAGAACTCTGCAGCTCCTTTATTCAACTTATCAGTGATCGTTAAGAACTCAGGCGTAAACGCTTTTTTCACACTTGCCGCACCAAACTGCACAGCTGAAAAAGGCTTAGGGATTACAGTTTTAGACTGCCAGCTTTCTTTTTGACTATAAAACTCAGGCTCATCCTCTTTATACATTTTATAAAGGTCGTCCTGCTCTTTTCTTATATCAGCATTCGCTTCAACAGACGTTTTTTTACAATCCATATAATAATCGACAAAATGCTTTTCGTTCTCTCCAGCGTATGCATCTGCGGCTTCTTCACGCTCAGCTAGTTCTTTAGGATCGATAATTGTGGATCCAGCATGACTGGCCTTAATGATATCATCATTTAGTTCGTCAAAAGCTTTATTTATAGGTTCAGCCATAACATTACCCTCTAAAGCCCGGCTCCTGGTGAGTCGGGGAATATTTTATCGAATTGTTCACTATAAGTTTTTTTCTGGTTACTGACCGCGTTCCAATCTCCATGTGATGCTTGACATTGAGGCGTACACACATGTTTATCAGGCTCTCCGTTATGACCCTTTACCGTATGAGTTGTTTGGTCACACTGAGTACATTTAAAAACTTCAGCTGGTGGCTGGCCTTTTCCCATGTACTGCTCCATTGGCCAATATTTTTTATAGCTCATGCCCGAACCTCCGAGTTTAGTATTTTAGGCTTTTGGCCTGAAGTTCTACTTGTTGCGTAACTATTTGCAATCGCCCTTGGATCCCTGCGGCGGGTCTTGTTTTGTTCTGATTTTGGCCTTACATATGGAAAAATCATACTGACTCCGTAAGAAAAAGCATCACCAAGATCGGCGTAACTATCCTTTACGGGTATCGGACCTATAGTCCTTCCGTTATTATCTTTTTTAAAATGCCAACCACCGTTCAAAGCTCTATGAAGATTATAAGCTGTGGAGGATAGCTTTATTTTTGGACCTGAACCGTCAGGAGCCATCTGGCTAAGAGCGGTTCGTGTTGGATCAATTCTGTGATGCCATCGCGTAGGGCCAGCTTCAAAGCGTGTTTTTAAAAGATCCTCAACCACTTTTGCTGTGTTTCTTGTAACAGTTGACTGATCAGGCTGGTACATAGACGGATCGCCTATATCACGCCATGTCTGGATTTTATCTTTATATTTAGGCCCTGCGAGTGTAGGGATAACAGAATTCTCTATAAGTTCCCTCATTCCTGACCCTGGCATTGTTAAAGCTTCGTGGATCCATAATTGAGCGGGTATTACCATTTGCCCAATAATACATACAGGATGATGCCAGGCGTCATAAAAACGAACGCCAATAGCATTTTTAAGAACAGGAAGCTCCGTGTCAGAATAGTGAATAGCTTTATTATAACCGGCAGTAACAGCCACTCCTTGAGAAACAGGCGCTGCCTTACCCTCTACATATCTGGCGTATTTACCAGCATCGTCTTTAAAAGCAGCGATATTTGCCGCTCTGGCTTTTTCGTTTAAAAACTTATTATCGCCATATGCGATTCGATAAACTTCTTTTATTATCTCAACACCCGTGTCCGGATCTTTTGCGATCACACTCGGCTCGTTTGCAAGCGATTCTGTCCAATGATCTTCATCTGCCGGGTTTTGCGTAATTTGCACCCGCATTTCAGTACCGGTTTGACGAGCGGCTCTGGCCACACACAACTGATAAGTGTCTCGAGACAGCCCGGCGTTTGCACGCTCGATAATAGGTGCTGGTTCCTCAAGCCATATACAAGCGTATTCAGGCCCTTGAAGTTTAGATAATGAAGCCGGGTCATCAATACCAAAAAGACTGCACTCAACTTTCGGAGTGCATTTTATTCTCATAATTTTATTATCGTCATGAAAAGATACCCAGTCACCCAGAATTTCTTTTAAACTGATAACTGTGGAGGTTTTAATGTTTTGGTGGGTGTCTCTGATTATTGCGGCTCGAATATCTCTTCCGCATCGTTGGGCGTGTCTGATTAATGCAGCGGCGCCGGCATGAGTTTTTCCTTCACCCATGGGTCCGTGTAAAATAACAACATCAGCGTTTGAATGAACGAACATACTTTGCGTTGGAGAAAGCTGCATAAACAGATCGTTTTTTGAAGCTGTTATTATATTATTTACTGTCATCAGGCCCTTCGCCTTTTATAAGAAACGGAACAAGCTCACCATCTTTTTTCTGGTGATAATCGGCTGAGCTATCCATAATAATAATATTGCCTTTTCCTTCACCTTCAAGGATCGCAATATGCTGTAGTTTTAATCCAATAATCCGGATCGCGGCGTTCATAGCCTCAATACGTTTCTTCTGAAGCCGTGAATCCATAAGGATATAACTTAAACTTTTCTTCATTATCCATTGAATTCGGCGTTCTTTTTCTTTTTCTCGTTTCCCTGGATCTGATTCGAAACCAGGCAGGGTTAAATTATCTGTCCACATACCCACATCTCTTGCGATGCCAGCTCTGGCTTCGGCTAATCGATCAGCAGCATCAATCGGATCCTCAGCGGCCCAGTCTAAAAGCTGAACCTCCATTGCCTCTAACGCCTTCATATCTTCAGGTATTACTGTATCAATATGATCAGATACGATTTTTAAGGCTTCAGGCTTTATTTTATCGACAGTTCTCTTAAGATAGGTAGTAACAGCGCTCTTAGATATCTTATATCCGCTGTTCGAAAGTATTAATCTGATTTGAGACGCAGAAATAATCCCGGAAGCGATCATTTTATTGACTTCTTCCGACTTACCATCACGTTCTATTTTGGTTAGCGTATTCAACGTATATCGTGAGATCTCAGCTTATGAGGGTGAATGTTCGTTTAACAGGTCACTTGTCGATCCTCGGTTAAATGGCGTAGCCTTACACATGCTTCGATGCCGAGTAGTATAACACAGGTTTTTTATATAAATAAGATTAGGCATATTTTGCTACTCAATAGTGTACCAGAATACAGTAGACGTTTATTATGGACTATTTTATTTTATTTTTTATTAAAAAAAGTTATTGACAATGAAATGAAAATCAGGCAAACACATCAAATCCCCCAGAATTTCAATGATTCAAATTACTGAAAATATTTGTCTTTTTTTATTTTTTACCCCGCACCCCTCTCCTTTCT